GGACTTCCTGCCGAACTACGAGCCGTCGAAGCGCAGACTGACCTGGCCGAATGGCGCTGAGGCACATACATTTTCCGGCGATGAGCCTGACCAGCTCAGGGGCCCGCAGACGGATACAGTTTGGGCCGATGAGCCGGCCAAATGGAAATACGCGGAGGAAGCCTGGGCGAACATGGAATTGGGCCTCCGGGCGGGTCCGAAGCCGCAGTGGTGTGCAACGACGACGCCGAGGCCGATTGCGCTGATTCGGCGGCTGGTGACGTCGCCCGACGTGGTAGTGACGGGCGGGCCGACCTACGACAACCTAGTCAATCTGTCACCGACATACCGGAGGGTGATCGTGCGCTTTGAGGGCACCAGGCTCGGGCAGCAGGAGCTGCACGCGAAGGTTCTAACGGACATGCCCGGCGCGCTCTGGACGCGGGATCTGATCGAGCGCAACCGGGTCCGTGAGCATCCCGATCTCGTGAGGATAGTTGTCGGGGTTGACCCGGAGGCATCCGACACTGAGCAGTCAGCGGAGACGGGAATTGTCACGGGCGGGCTTGGGGTTGATGGACATGCCTACGTGCTCGACGACTCGACGGTCCGGGGAACGCCGCACACGTGGGGTAGCGCGGTAGTGACCGCGTATCACAAGTTCGCGGCTGACCGCGTAGCAGTCGAGGTCAACAACGGCGGCGACATGTGCGAGTATGTCGTCAAGACAGTTGACCCGAACGTGGCGGTCAAGAAATTGCACGCGAGCCGGGGGAAGCAGACCAGGGCCGAGCCGGTCGCGGCGCTCTACGAGCAGAGCAAGGTGCATCATGTCGGGCTGTTTGAGGATCTCGAAGATCAGCAGTGCAACTGGCTGCCGACCGACGACGTGAGTCCGGACAGGATGGATGCCCTGGTGTGGCTCGTGACTGAATTGATGCTGGAGGACGTGCAGGCCATCGGGTACGCTCGGGCAGGCCGGGCAAGGTCGGCGTAGGGGTCTATGCGGATACTGGGGCTGGACATATCGAGACGGCGAGAGATAACGAGAGCGGCGCCGGAGGGCAGGCGAGGAGTAGCGCGAGATTCGTGGCAATCGCCGTATCTGCAATCCATCCGGCAGCAGGTGCCGCTCAAAGCCGATTACCAGCTCTACAAACTGCTGCGCGAAGCCATTCCGTGCCTAGATACGGCGATCAATAAGCTCGTTCTGCTCGTCGGCATACCCGACATTGTGGCCGACGAGCCGCTGAAGACGGACATTGACAACTGGTTGCAGACGGTGAAGGTCAATCACCTGCAGAGAGGCTTTTCGAGCTTCCTGTCGAACCATATTGACTCGTTGCTCTGGAGCGGCAAAGCAGTTGCGGAGATGGTGCCGAACAACGCTGGCAACGAGCTTTGGGCGCTGCACAATCTCGAATCCGAGAGCATCGTTTACCGAGAGCAGCCGGGCGAGCCGCTGATGTTGAATGTGTGCCAGCGGCAGATGTCGAGCGCCGAGCCGGTCATGCTCGATCCGGCATGGACGGTCGTGAACCTCTACAATCCGGGTACGAACCCGCACGGCACGAGCCTGTTCCGCAGCCTGCCGTTCGTCTCAGAGATCCTGGCGACGATGGAGCAGGCGCTCAGGCAGACGTGGGAACGGTTCGGCAGCCCGACGTTCCGCGTCTCCTGGACTCCGCCGGAGGGTTGGAGCGACCCGAGTGGCACGAAGACGGCGGCGATCATGGCCGGCATCGAGGACAACTTCGTGTCGGCGATGGAGGCCAGGAAAGAGGGGAAGGTTAGAGACTTCTTCGCGGCGGGCGTTGAGGTGAGCGTGCTCGGGGCTGACGGCCAAGTTCTGCAGTTTCGCGAGCCGTATGAGGCGGTGATGCAGCAGATCGCGGGTCGGACCGGGCTGCCATACTGGATGATCGGGTTCCCATGGGGATCGACCGAACGGCTCTCGACCCAGCAGGCGGACGTGCTGATCGCCACACTCGACGGCATCTGGGATGAGCTCTATCCGGATCTGCGGTTCATCATTGAGACCCGGCAGAACCTGGTAGGCCGGCCTGGGGATTTCGAGATCAACCGGGCCGCCACCACGCTGCAGGATGCGGTAGAGACGGCGCGGGCAGAGCTTATGGCGAGCCAGGGAGAGGCGACGCGGGAGCGGACGGCGACGCAACTGTGGAGGAGTGGGGTCTACACTCAGGAACAGTACGCGCTGCACATCCTGGGCGAGGACTGGGACGGAGAGATAGCAACGCCGATGACCGAGCCTCCGGCTGCGCCGGTTCCGGCGGGCGGGGGATTCGGGACGCAACTCAGCCTAGCGGCGAGAACTTGCGAGCACAAGCACAAGGCCGCGGACGCTCAGACGAGCATCGGAGCTGGCGAGGAGCCCCACGATCCACGGATCGCCGATGCCATTACAGGATTTCACGGGGACGCACGGGGCGCGGCGCGAGACCTCCGGCAGGACTGCTGGCGGGTCCTGGACCTGCCGGAGGTCAACTCTGCGGGCGTCGGCCTGGCGAAGGCCGATAAGCCATTCGAGATGACGCCGGAGCAGTCGGCGCTCATGGATGCGGCGATTGAGAAGTTCCTGAGCCGCATGGCGGGCAGCCAGCGGTCAAAGAGTGGATTCACGGCGAGCGATACGGGCGACGGGATTATCCAGCAGTGGGACCGATTCGCTTACTCGGTAGGGGCTACCAGGTCGGCGGAGATGACGGGGGCCGATACAGTGCAGACGGATGTGGGCCGTGATTCGTCGGCGGTCCGGGCCATGCTGGACCGTGGATTCGATAGGCTCTCAGACGGCGGCAGGCTGAGGCTGGAGGGTGTGCTTGACGAGGTGCATCAGGTTATCACGGACGGGATCAGCGTCAACCTGAACCCGCTGGACATTGCCCGTGACCTGTCGAGTCAGTTTGACGAGTATGAGGGCTGGCAGTTCGAGCGGCTTGCGCGAACCGAGGTGGCGTTCGCGCAGAATGAGGGACAGATGGAGGAGTTCAGAGCGGAGGGCGTGGACATGAGCGCGGCGGAGGCCGATCCTCCGCCTTGGCATCCAAATTGCCTCTGCGCTCTCACGATTGAGCAGCGAGACGGCAACTGGACCGGCGTTTACGATGTGGCGGCAACAGCCTGCGAGATATGCCAGGCGTACGCGGGGGGGCCATAGTATGGGGCATATACCTCCACAACCGCCCATCTCGCGGTTTGTGATTTGCGAGCACTGCGGCAATGAGGTTCTCCGGGGAGACGGAATGGCGGCATTGATGGATCACAAAATGGATTGTCCGCTATTGAAGGCGCGAAGGGAATTAGGTTTGGAGGTTCCAATTCCGCCGCGTGGAGGCAGTGGAATCGTTCGATGACCCAGAGCGCTGGAGGTGCCACTCAGGACGGTAATCCAATGAGGGTCAAAGACCCGAGATTGACCTGCCCCACACCCGGGTGTCCGGTGACGACACTGCCGTCGGGCGCGAAGAAATGTCCGAAGTGCGGGCAGTTGGGCCTGCCGCCCGTCCGTAGGTTTGGTGAGGTGACGAAATGACGAGGATAGCAACCGTTGAGGATAAGCGGCGCGAACTGGCATGGTCCGGCCCGCGCACAAAGGTTTTTGAGGTGAGGACCGAGGCCGTCCAGCCGACCTCCGCACAGATCGAGCAGATCCGGCCATACCTGTTGCGGGAGTTCGATATTGAGGACCTCTACATCCGCCAGATGATGCTCGCGAACGACCAGGTTGACCGCAGCTTCGAGCGGTTTGACCGGGCGTACCTCAAGCGGTTCGCGGAGACGATAGCCGGTAAGTCCGTTATGATCGGGCACGAATACGGCGCGGCGCCGGTCGGCAGGTTCTTCGACGCGAAGGTCGCGAAGCAGGCCGACTGGACATGGCTCAAGGCCTGGTTCTACATGCCCCGGAGCGCGGGGAACGAGTTGGCGCGGGACAACATAGACTCCGGCGTCTGGAGCTATGTGTCCATCGGCGCGGCAGTGGACTGGGCCGGGCTGACCTGCGACATTTGCTCGCGGGCATATCTGCCGTGGCTGGCAGCGGATCAGGACGCCGAGGAGGGGTACTGCCCCCACATCGCCGGGGAGCCGTATGACGGAGTGACGTGCACACTCACATGGGACAGCCGGCGGTCGGACATGGGCCGGGTCGAGGCCGTGGAGGGCAGCATTGTGTATCTCGGCTGCCAGTACGATGCGGCGATCTCGAAGTCGGCGCATGAGCAGTCAGACGTAACTGAGCGCAAGCGGAAGGCGCTTGCAGACAATGAGCCGCAGCCTGCGGGCGCGGCAGAGATGGAGGAGGCTATGGACTTTGAGGCACGAGCAAAAGAACTCGAAGCCGAGAATGAGCGGCTGAAAGGTGAGGTCGCGGTCAATGTAAAACTGTCCGACGAGCAGAAGGCGGAGACGGACAAGCTCCGGCCACTGGCGGCAGACGGTGAGACGTACGCGAGCGACCTGAAGGCCGAGATCATCAGGATGGCCACGCTGATCGGCGAGGAGAAGACGGCTCAGTACGTCACCGAGAACGTCGGCGATGTGGCCAAGCTGAAGGAGATCAGGGCCGAGTATGAGGTCCGCTGGGATGCGAAGCGCGGCACAGCCGGACGCGGCGAGATCCCGAGCGGCCAGGAAGAGACAAAGAGCGTGCGGCAGGCGGACAGCCGAGCGCATAGCGTGATCTAGGAGGTCAAAATGGCAAGAGCAATCGGAGGAGAGGCCGGAGAGGGCCTCATTATCACTATGAACATCGCCGCGGCCTGGACGGACCCGGCGGTCGGCGAGATGTGCGCGCTAGACGTGTCGGCGGATTGGACCGTGAAGGACACAGTTGACAACGCAACGCTCGCGGTGCCGCTGAACCCGTTCGGAATTATCAAAACACTGAACGCGGCCAAGACCGTTTGCACGCTTGAAGTGCTGAACGGCTACACGAAGGTGCGTAAGCTGATCGCGTCGGGTGTGATTGCAGTGGGAGCGAGCTATGGCGTGGATGGCGCGGCGGCACAGAAAGTCAAGACCATCGCAGCCGCGGCCGGCAAGCCGCTCGTCGTTCAGGCGTCTGCTGTGGACACGGACCCGATCTACGCACTGGAATAAGGAGGTATGGGGCAATGAGAGACAAGGTTCTGAAAGTCCTGTCGGGGGTCGACAAGGGCTTCTATCATCAGGCGCGGACGGCTGAGGGCGGACCGCGCGCGAGCTACGGACTGTTGACGGACATGATCGTCGCCGAGGGCGTCGGACCGTCAGAGGAGGAGATCGATCAGCGGGTTCGGCGGCTGCTGGGGAACGCCGGCCTATTGACCAGGCGCGAGCAGTTGCCGGAGAACTATCTGGCACAGATCGAGCGCCACGCGTTCGACACCTGGGGCCTGGAGAAGGCACTGGCCGTCCAGGGCATCAGGGTCAAGGGCGCCGGGGCTGACCGGCTGGAGAAGCTCTTCACCACGTCGGCGTCAACGGTGCTGTTCCCGGCGTACGTCGAGAGCCAGGTCATCGCGGGCATCCTGCGCTCGCCGATCCTGGCCAACATCGTGGCAACCGAGACGAACATCGACAGCCACGTTTATCAGAGCTGCATGATGGCGGAACTTGAGGCCGACCGGCAGCTCGCGGTGACCGGTGAGGGCGCGAGTCTACCGATCACAACGCTGTCGCTGGCTGACCAGTCGCTCACGCTGAAAAAGTACGGCAGGTTGGTCCAGGCGACCTACGAGGCGCTCAGGATGCAGCGCATGAACGTGCTCAGTCTCTTCCTGCAGCGGATCGGAATGCAGATCGCGATGGATGAGACCACGGAGGCGATTGTGGCGCTGATTCAGGGCAACGCGCTCTCCCCGGTTGGGGCCGACGGTATCGCAAGCACGGCGATGACGGCGACTACGGCGACCACGGCTGGCGCGACCCAGCACCAGGATGCTGACGTGTCCGGCACGCTCGATTACGACGAGCTGGTCAAACTCTTCGGCGTCTTTGCGAAGAGCGGATACACGATGAGCGCGGCCGTGACGTGCTGGACGAACCTCCGCACGATCCTGAACATGGCCGAGTTCAAAGATCCGGAGGCCGGGTTCAGCTTCCAGCGGACGGGTGTTCTGCCGGGGCCGATGGGGGCCAACTGGTTCGACTGGGAGGGCACGGACGCGACGTACTTCAAGACGGACGTGATCCTGGCCCTCGACAACTCCATCGCGCTGGAGCAGGTGACTGAGCAGGGCGTGATGACGGAGAGCGACCGACTGATCGACAAGCAGTTCGAGCGGACCGCGATCAGCAAGTGGACCGGGTTCCAGAAGCTGGACTGGCGGGCGGCTGCGCTGCTCGACATCACGGCGTAGTCTGGACCGTCTGACTGTTACGATTGATTGAGGGAGGGGCAGCCCGCCCCTCCCTGGAGGATACGACAATGGCGATTCCAAGGTCGTTTGGGAATGACATCAACTCATCGGGTGTGCTCTCGGTCGGCGCAAGCGCCGGCATCATACCATCCACCGGCGTGGCGAACGCGCATGTGGCAGCCGGGGCGGTGATTGCCGGGTCCAAGCTGGCGGCGAATGCACGAAAGCGCTTCGCGAGGTCGGTCTGGTTCAACCTCGACAACGGCGCAGGGACAACGGTTGACGACGTGATTATCCGTCCGTCCGTGGCGATCACGATCCTCGCCGTCCGGGCCGTCTATGTGGACGTGACGAGCGGGACCGTTGCAGCGGGGAACTTCCGGGTCGGCACGTCTGCTGGCGGCGAGCAGGTGTGTCTGGCGACCGCTTACGGGAACTCGAAGGCCGTTGGCACCGCGACCGACGGAGCGATAGAGTCAGGCGCGATCACGGCGAACCAGCCGGTCTGTGTGAGGCACACAGGCGTTGCGGCGACCGCCGTAGGCCAGGCATACGTCGAGATCGAATTCACGGTTGACGATTAGCCCCGACGTTCCGGGGCAAGGAGGCTGAGATGGGTACAATCAGGGTCCGATGTCTGAGGGCTCCCGTCGTCAACGCGCACGAGGGCATCAGGCTGTGGGATGTCGGCGATGAGGCCGACGGCGACCGTCGCGAGGCCGGCAGCGACATAGGTGGCCGGGTCCATCGCAGGCACGCCGAACAACAGACTCTCGATGGACTTGCCCATCAGCGCCGCGCCCACAAGGCCTATCTTGCCGCACAGAGCATCCGCCTTCCGTGCCTGTTCCCTGGCCTGCTCCAGGCCGAGGTTCCTCGGCGGGAGATAGAGGTACCCGGCCATGCAGAAGCGGCAGTGCCTGCCGCAGCCCCGGGTGATCTCGGCCAGATACCTGTCGCTGAACTCGGTATTCGGCGTGAGGATCACCGACGCCGCGGGGGCCCTGTTTATGTCCTCAAAGGTCCGTTTTTTTATGACAGCAGGAGCGGCAGGCTCCAGTTTTTTTCTCTCCTTGATCGTGCCGTCTTCATGATAGGCGACC